TTAGGCGTTGTCGATGGCATCATTAGCGGCAGAGAAGAGGCCATTCTCATACAGATAGCCTGGTGATATCGTGATATCTGCGTCGTATTTCACGAGAATTGCCCCATCCACTTTAAATGAATCTGTTGCAACAATAAGATTTTCAACTTTCCCATTTTTGACTACAGCATAAGTCTCCGACATAACTGTCCCCTATCAGATATATTCATAGACAATAACCATACCCGCTGCACCTACTCCCGCTGCCTTTACATCGCTGTTGGCGATGCGTTTCGCGGCACCGCTACCGCCAGCGCCAGACGGGAATGCATCATTTCCGACAACGTTAGAGGCGGAGACCGGACCAAGGCCACCGCCGCCATAGACTGCTTCTCCCCCGTTCCCGCCAGCCGCACTCACGCCAATTAACAAACCAGGCGATCCGGCACCTCCACGTGAGCCAACAATTTGAGTGACATTCGTTGAGTCATAGCCAAACGCCCCGCCCAGACCACCGACGCCGGCATCAAGGGGCGATGAAACCGTCGATGCCGCTCTTCCGCCAATCTCACCACCCGCGCAGGTAATGTAACTGCCAAATGAAGAGGCTCCGCCATTTCCGCCACTTGTTCCGCCAGCACCGACTGTGATGACGGCAGATGCAGGAACTACCGACATGCTTCCTTTAAAAAAACCGCCAGCGCCGCCGCCAGCACCCGCTTGTGAAGAGGCTGATGTCGTACATGGCATGCCGCCAGCGCCACCGCCGATAACCTCAATAATAATTGAGTTAATTCCAGCAGTTGGCGTATAAGTGCCTGAGGCAGTAAAGCGCCTGATTGCGGCAAGCCTGCCACGTGATAAGGAAAAGGTTTGATTAACAAACGCAGTCGTCGCTATTTGTGTTGAGGCAGTGCCCAGCGACGCGGTTGGTGCTGTAGGGATACCTGCAAAGGCAGGACTTAATAACTTAGCGAAATAAGAATTTAATGCAGCCCAGAGTTGATTTTTATTTTCTTTATCGAGAATCAACCCTGCGCCCTCAATAGCTGAGGCAATTTCTTCCTGTACCGCATCGAAGAAATCCTCATCAAGTGCGGTTGGTAATTCTCCGGTCTGGGGGTTACCCCCGGTAAAACCATTTTTCCCCACGCCGAATTTATCAGACTGGGCAGTTGATGTATCAATACGATGCATAATGACTCCGTATAAGTGGTCGCTGTGCGACATGTATTACTGCACAGGAAATAAAAAGAAAATGATATGGGGAATTATTCTTACCCGAATGAGAAAATTAAATATTTGGCGTTTCTGGCCAGGAAATATCTGGGGCAAGTTCAATATTAATAGTTTCGAGCCTATCAATATAATCCAGCCATAAATCCAGCGCGCTGGCTTCATCTTCAGTAAGCTGACGGCCTCTGAGCAGTTTGGTTTGCCAGACGGCAATCGCCTGGGTTGCCGTATTGAGTAATGCAGACTGCATATTCTCAGCTTCAGCGATTTGCGCGGCGCTAAGTTTATCGCTATCTGTTACCCATCCATCTTTCGTCCAGAGGTCAAAGGCTGTTGTTGGTACCTCCAGGGTGTAACCCTCTGACAACTCGCCTGGTGTGGAAACTGTTATCGATCCTGAACCGTCTTTGGCGTAAGCTGTCTGACCTCGATAATCAGGTACAAGAGTCCAGGTATCACTTCTGGCGAGCGCTATGTGTCCTTCTGGAATATGTGGAGGTTCAACCGATAACGACCAGGCTGGAATGCCTACACCAACCATTAAATATTCATCGGTAGAATTAACATATTCATTAGTGATAGAAGAATAATTATACACAGTAATATGACCTTCCTCGGTCGCGAAACTATTTCCATCCAAGGTAATAAATTTTTTTTCGTACTCGGTCATTATGCAGCCTTAATAATATAGTTAAAAGCAACATTTCGGGGTCTGACTGCGTAATTCGTTTGCCCTATGCTTCCATTCATCGTAGTAGCAAGCTGTGCCCAATTGGGATTTGCAATATATGAAGAATCCGGATTGAGAATGGAATTGAATACAGATCCATTCGCATTTCCTGCATAATATCCAACAGAAGAGGCATCCTGGGGTGACAAAAGCTTTCGCCCACTATCAACACCACGCCCATCATCCCACCCCCGAATAAACTCTCCGCGCATATCCGGCAAAACCAGCGAGGGATATGCAGCAGCCAGCTTCGGATAAGCCGCAGCACTAAAAGACGCCCCATTACACTTCAGCCACCCGCTGGGCGGCGTAGCGGAAAAATAAGGCACCGGAACACCCACCGGAATCAACGATCCATCACCAATCCCCAGATAAGCTAAAACCTCGGCCACCGTCGCTTTACTAATGATATTACGCCCCACCGCCGTCAGCGGTGTCACAGCCAGTGTTTTTGCTGCGGTAAAGTAAGCCAGTCGATCTGCTGCGCCGGTGAGTCCGGCAAAGGCGCTTAAATTATCATTCAGCGGCTGCAGCAACGCTTTCAGCGCCGCCAGCACCTGCCCATTACTCCCTTTAACCGGCGCAATCCCCGCGCCTTCAATTACCGAGCACAGCTCCTCCTGAACCGCATCAAAAAAATCCTCATCCAGCGCCGTCGGCAGGCGGCCGGTCTGCGGATTACCGCCAGTAAAACCATTCTTCCCCGCGCCAAATTTATCGGCCTGCGCGGTATCAGTATCAATACGATGCATAGTTACTCCGTATACAGGAAAATCACATAGGTGTGCGACGGCGCCAGCTTCATCAGCACGCACTCCACCACCGTATCGCCCCAGGATCGCAGCGAAGAGGTGCAGTAGTCGGTGCAGACCATATTGCTGATTTGCGCGGATGTCGGAATGTTGACGCGCCAGAAATAGCGCCATTCGTCACTGAAACCGGAATCGGTACAGCGCGAGGTGCAGCGAAAGCGGCTTTTACCGTAGCGGGTGATGGTGGCGTCCTGATAACCCAGCGCACGCAACTGCGCGTAGTAGAACGCCTCATTGATGCCGCCCGCCAGGTTGATTTTGCTGTCCAGCCGCTGGCGCCGTTCGGCCAGCGTTTGCGTGCCGGCTGGCACACAGCTATCGGGCAAACCGCTAATCGTCTCATAGCGGCTAATCAGCTCAGTGACGGTGCGGGCATCAATCTCCTCCATCAAATCATCCGCACGGCCATGCACGCGCTGCAGCGATGGCGCCAGCCCGAGCAGCAGCGGGTCGCTGGCGTCCCATGCCGGGCCGCGCGGCAGCAGCGCGCCAAGCATCTGCTGATACTGTGCGGTTAAGTCCATAAAAACTCTCCCACCACGCCAATCTCCGCTTTCTCAATATCGATATCCGCCGTTGGGCTAATCAGCTGATGGCTGTACTCACCGGCGGCGATACTGATCGCCTCACTGATACGTGACGGCGTCAGGCTGCCCTGCGGCACGCCGTCGCGCAGCATCATGGCGCGAATCTCCGCCATCACCGCATAACGCACCGCTTCGGTGTCCGGCGTTAAGCGGATATGGAAATCCACCACTTTCGGCATCGGCGCAAAGACATAGACATCCGCGCCCGCCACCGGGGCCAGCGGTTCAATAGCGTTCTGCACCGCGCTTACCGTGGCGTCATCGGGAACTGGGTTGATCAGATCGCTGTTGGCGACCATCACCCCTACCGTGCCCGACCCCATCCAGTGGCGATACGTCCAGGCTCGGGTCACGCCCGCCACTTCCTTCGCCCAGACAATATAATCGCTGTCCGCACCGCCCTGCGGCGTCCAGTACCAGCGTTCAATAATGCGGGCGCGCCAGGCCTCCAGCGCTTCCTGATCCGCGCCGCCCTGAATGCTGTCTGCCTGCGCGGCGGAACTGAGTCCGGTCACCGGACTCACCAGCCGCAGCGTCGCGCCATCATCCAGGTTGCCGCTGACGCCCGCCACCTGACAGCTCACCGGCGCACGCAGCACCCCGCCGCTGGAGGTCGCAGCCGCCGTGGTGGTATAGGTGACCTGCTCATCGGTTTGCAGCACCACGCCGGAGGCCAGCGTCAGGCCATTGGTCACCCCTTCCCAGCGCGCATAGCCGCTGGCATTGCTGGCGCTTTTACGTGCGCAGCGCTTCATATTGCCGTGGCGCAGCAGCCACTCTTCATCCGCCTGATCCGGCAACAGGTTGCGTGCCAGATAATCGAGATAGCCATACACCGTATGGACCGCCGCCGCCTGCACCCGCGCATACACTTCCGCATCGGTACGCCGCAGTTCCGCCAGTGTGGAGTCGGCGTTCAGGCGCGTCAAAATATCGCTGCGTACGGTGGTAATCAGCTGCGGGAGTGTCGGGCGGGAAAATCCGCTGTCAGCCATTGAGTTCACTCCATAGATCATCGAACGAGATTGTCAGCTGCGTGCCGTCGCGTTTACTGATCGTCACGGACGCAGTCATTGAATGGATACCGGCGCGCGCGGCCGTCACGTCGACCCGCGCCGCCACACCGTCATCGGTCAGCCACTTCAGGCTCTCCGCAAGATATTCACGCGCTTTCAGCGGCGTTTTATTGCTGAGTTTCTGCCGCTTCAGCAGGTAGAGACGCGAACCGATACGGTCGTTTTGCACCGTGGGATAGCTGTCGCCCCACCAGCCATGATCCTCTTCCGGTGCATCATCGGCTGCGGCGCGTCGCCAGCTGAACAGGGAAATCAGCACCGCGCGGGTGAGCGGATCGGTGGGCCAGTAGCTGGCCTGCTGTACGCCATTGACGTTAATGATCATGCTGCCCCCATCTGTTGCGCGGCTTTGTCGGTGGTACCGCCGCCGTCGCCATTCTCTTTATGGTTATGGCTGTTGTAGATAGAACGCACCGCCGTGATGGTGCTGGTTTTGTCACTGATTTCACCGTCGGGGACTTCCAGCAGCGGCGTATGAAAGGTGGCTTTCTCCGTCGCGTTAACGATGAATTGCCGCGTGTTGATCACAATCTGGTTGCCGCGCTGCAGGACGATACTGTCCCCTTCATCGGAGTAGATCGCCACTTCGCCTGCGCTCAGTCCTTTGATGCGGTAGCGGCGGTCAGCGACCACCAGCACCACGCCGTGAGAGCGGTCGCCATCGAAATAGGCGGCGACCGCTTCCGCACCAGCCAGTGGCGCAGAGGTAAAACCATAGGGCTCCAGATGTTCAATATCGCTTTTGCCCTCTTCACCCGGCATCGCAATCTGCAGCATCTGGCATTTCGTCGCCGTATTCAGGCCGCGCAATACCGCGCGCGCCAGCAGGTTCGACAGGCTGCGGCCGAGGGATGAAAATGGATTGGCCATCAGAACGATTCCTTTTGTTAACGGTTAACCGCCGCTTCTGGCAGATAGGCAGCGGCAGGCCCGACGCGCAGCTCGGTGATCGTGCCTTTGTCATCCTGCTGCCAGCTGACTTCGGCAATCACCATTTCCTGGTTGTTGAAGCCCATCACCGGGTCATACACGATCACACGCATATTGGGCTGCCACAGCGCGCCATTGCCCTGCCGCCAGCCGCGCACAGTGTAAGTGGTCTCGTCAGTGCGTGCGGCACGCTGGCGCATTTCAAACTCGCTGCGGCTGCTGCAGGTGGCCGTGGTGGCGTTGCCTGACTGACGCAACATCAGCGGGCGATAACGGGTGATTGCGCTGTCGCTGGCCTGACCGCGAATCGCGGTGGTGGTGCTGTCAGCGAAATCCTGGTCGTTACCCGCACGCATCCCTGTGACCAGGTAGCGGCTGAAGCGATCTTTGACGCTGCGCTGGATATCAGCGGACAGCACGTTCTCACCTAACACCAGCGCCGTCGTGGCCTTCGCCGCGCCGGGCACGCCAATCACCAGCTCGCCCTGCGGGTTGTCGTACATCAGCACCTGCTGCAGCCCGAGCATTTTGTTCAGCACCTCCATCACCGTTTCGCCCTGGTCGGCCTGCACGCTCAGCAGTGCGCCAGAGACCGCGCCCGCATCGGTTACCGCGACGCCAAACGGCTTCGCCAGTTCTGTCGCGATCTGCAGCAGCGAACGGTTGTTGTACTGTGCGGGTGTGGCCGAGCAGTCGATCAGGTCAGCGGTTTTACTGCGCCCGCTGATGCTCATACTGAGGCTGCTGGCGCTGTAGCTGACCGGCGTGGTTTCCACCCAGCCGGTGATCACCAGATCTTCGCCGATCAATACTTCGACTTTGTCGCCGTTGCGGATACGGCTGGTTTGCCCTGTCTGCATCTCATCGCCAGGCCAGCTGCGGGTGATCTGCACGGAGAAGTCCCGCGCAATACGATCAATGCCCGCCGCAATACGCACTGACGTCCAGCCGCCCCACTCGCGGCCATTGACGCGCAGGATTACGCTGTCATTCATTGTGCCGGTACCCTCAGGATCTGCACCGGGACAAAGCCCGGATGATGGATGCCATTACGCACGCTGATATCGCTTTCGCGTGCAGCGGAATCGAACCAGTCCGCCGCCAGCACCAGTGCAGGCAGCACTTCCGGTGGCGTGCGTTCGATGGTGCGGGAGAGCTGCTCCAGCCGTGCGCTGATATCGCTGTTGAGATCGGTGCGCAGCTGACGCAGCGCGAGGAACAGCGAGTCGTCGCTGACGCGGGTTAACTCCAGATCGATCGCCGCATTCAGCGTATCGCGTATCTCCGCCAGCTCCTCCCACGCAGGCAGTTCGCCAGCGTCGGTGGAACGGGTGGCGCCCGCTGCCGCATCCGGCAGCAGTTCGCTGACGGCGGGATGCTGCGCCTGTGGCGTGCTGTTCAGTGAGCGGCTGGAGGCGGTGGTGCGCAGCGTTTTCGGCAGCAGCGTGACGGCAGCGGCGGCGGCGGCAATCGCGCTGATGCGAATCGTCTGCGCAATGCTGTTTTGTAGCCGGGTCTGCGCCTGGCTGGTCGCACTGTCGGTTTTCCATACCCCGCTCGCCGCCAGATCGACGCTGACGCTGACGTGGGCCAGCCCTTTGATTACCGACACCAGCTCGGCGGTATCCCCCGCCAGCTTTTCTCCGGCACGCCACATGTTTTGCAGACTGGTGACGAACTGCACCGCGCCCGGCGGTAACGGCAGTGACAGCAATACGCCGAGTTCACCGCGCAGCAACAGGGCAACATGGGTTTGCAGGATGCGCGATGCCGCAGTGATGCCGCTATCGACATACTGAAAGGCTTTAGTAACGCTATCCATCATCTCCGCCGCCCGGCTCAGCACGCCGTTTTGCGTAAAGTCAGGCAGGCCGTCCAGACTGAATCCGGCGAACACAGAGAACTGCGCTTCTCCCAGCAGCGTGCTGGAGGTCGCCAGTTTGACACTGGTTGCCAGACCCGCGGTCGGAAACGACAGTTCACCGGCTTCAACAAAGGTAAAACTGACGCGGCACATGCGCCCTTCATCACGCGTATGGCTGACACGGACTTCATCGGTGACCGTGACCGTCATTTCGCCGTAATACGGATGCACCAGCGTACCGGGGCCAGGCTTTTCGATCTGTTCAATCAGCCGGTTACGCTGGGTAAAAAAGTCATCGCCGATCAGATACGCCTGCACGCTGAAGCGACGCGTGGCGCGCCCAAGGTCTTCCGCCCAGGGTTTATCGCGGTTCGGGTATTCGTGTACCTGCACGCGGCGGCCAAGCGTGGCTTCATCCTGATCAACTTTAAACGGGACACCACGGAACGAGGCGTCCTGCAGATTATCCATCCAGCTCATGGTTTACTCCGGGCGTAAAAAAACCCGCCGGAGCGGGTTTATGCGGTCAGTGAATAACATCACGGACATTGGACTGACAACGATGCACTCATTGCTCCTTCCCCTGCTTTGCGGGGGAAGGCTGGGATGGAGGGCAGCATCTGAGTTGCCTGCTCCCCCTCCCTAACCCTCCCCCATTTTATGGGGGAGGGGATCAGTGTGGTGATGCCAGTGAGAAAGAATACCTGACTCTCTGACCCTGCCATACCGTGTTGCTCGGGTTACCAGCTTTAATTCAACAGACTATAGCGGGTGTAGCCAACATCATGGTTCACGTTGAGGCCACCTGATGACTGGGTCTCACGTACATTCATGCCAGGCGGTGCACCATTAAAATCAACTGTCACGGTTGCTGCCGCCCCCTGTTGCTGAGGCACCGCAAGGTTGTTATAGCCATTGAATGGGCCAGCGCCATAATTGCCCGGACTCCACGTGGGCGCCTTCATTTCAAAGCTCTTGTTGCCGCTTCCGCCGGTAAACCAGTCAATGATGGGTTTGATGTCGTCCCACATGCCTTTGAACCAGTCGACAACCGGCCCCCAGTTACCCTTGATTATCTCCAGTGGTGACCACGAAAAGACTTTAGCAAACAGTTCCAGACCCGCCTCAAACAGCGGACTGACGAAGTCCCAGATCGACTTGAAGACTGCGCTAATGGTTTCCCAGTTGGCGATAATCAATCCTGCACCTAATGCAATCGCGGTAATAATCCTGCCGATCGGCGTCATGAGTGCCAGCCGGCCAACTGTCGTCAGCGCATTACCCACATCGAGAACGCTAAGATTAAGCGTACTCAGCCCCATCGCCAATGTGAAAAGCGTGCCGGTCAAAACGGGATTGCGCTCAGCAAAACCACCAACACGATCGGTGAGCTCTGTGAAGCGGGTCATCACATCTTTGGCGATGTCGGAAAATGAGCCGCCCAGCGCCGCCTGCACCCGCGTGATGGCGTCTCCCATGCCATCCCACTTACTGCTTAACGTACCTAATTGTGCTTCCACCCGCTGGTTCAGGCTGGCCTGGCTGTCCATCCCTTGCTGAATCTGCGCATACCCCGCAGTGCCTTTATTCATCAGCGCAGTCACCAGCTCCAGCGTGCCGCCATCCTGGCCAAACAGGCTTTCAATCACCGACGTCCGCTGTTCATCAGACAATTTTTGCAGTTTCTGCAGCTGGCTGAACATATTCTCCGTGCCGCCAAAACCGCCGTTGCCGTCGGTGAAATCCAGCGCCAGCCCAGGCTGCCGGGCATTTGCCGCCTGCACTTTTTTACTGTCCAGCGCGGATGTCAGCACATTATTCAGTGCCTCACCCGCCGCCTCGCCGCCCATCTGCTTCATCATTACCGCAATCGGCGCAAGGCTTTTCGCGGCCGCAAGTCCGTCCTGGTTCACCTTTTTCATCGCCGCGCTGGTCTGGCTGAAAAAGGCCAGCATATCGCCATCATCAACCCCCAGCTGTCCGGCTTTCTGCACGGTATCAAACAGTCCCACCATCTGACCCGATGCCGCGCCGGTAGCAGACTGCATTCTGGCGGCGAACTCCGCCATTTCCGCCGGAGGCTTTTTCAGCTGCACCGCCAGATAAGCGGACGCTTCCGCCATGCCGTTGAGAATGTTTTCTGTCGGTACTCCCTGCCCGATCAGCGCCTGCATCATATTCTGGAAATCAGCGGTGGTGCCGGGCAGTTTCTTGCCCAGCCCGGCCGCCAGTTCATTGACTTTGGTAAACGATTCGCTAACCTGCCCGCTGGCGTCCATCATCGCCACTTTCAGCCCGGTCGTCGCCTCTTCCTGCTGCGCAAACACTTTCAGTGAACCGGTCAGTTGCGACGCCAGACCGCCCGCCATACGGGAACCGCCGTCACCCGCCGCAGTTGGCGCAGTTGCCGCACCGCCGGTACCGGCCCGTGGTGCGGCATCTGCAGTTTTACGCAAACGAAGAATGGTTTTTTGCAGCCGCGTCAGCGACTGCGAAAGTTGATCCACACGTTTAATGGTGATCAACGCATTGAGTGCAAACTCAGCCATGTCTCTTCCTTTCCCGTTCTATACGGTTAGCCTGATCGATAAGCAGTAACAGATTGCTTAGCGGTTCATTGAGGGCTGAAAAAGGATCGATGCGCCAGTAACTGGCGCAATCGAAGTACAGATTTATGATGCCATCAGCCGTCAGGCCTGCAGGAAAAAACCGGCCACCAGCCAGCCAGCGGCGTTAAGATCAGCCGGTGACATCTCATCCACTGAGCTGAGCGGGATCTTCGCCAGACGCGAAACATATTTCGCCACGATATGCGCCTGCAGCTTGATGGATTCGTCCTGATTCATCTGGTAAGGAAAGCCTAGCTCACGCACATCGCGGCCCGTAGGGTCAGAAAACTCCAGCACATGGAGTGTTTCGCCATGTGCCGGAATCGGTTTCGATAACGCTAATTCACTCACTGATAGAATCCTTCTGTACCGTGGAACTCCAGCTCAACCGTACCCTCTTCGGCGTTGTGGTTCGCCTCACCAGAGAGCCACGCCTCGGCCAGCACATACACCTGGCCGTTCGCCAGCTCCGAGGTGATGGTCATCTGATCGGATGCAATCAGCTTATCGACCGGGAATCCCTTCGGCACTTTAAAGGTGCCTTTGGTGTACGGGGCGCGGTGGGTCTCTTTGTAATCCACCGAGCCATCCAGTCCCAGCACGTCTTCACGCACTTTGGTGTTCATCGGCACTTCAATACCGCCTGACAGCGAAAGCTGCACACCATCCACTTTGATATAACTGGTACCACCGATACGGGCCATTATTCAGTCTCCTCGTTGTATTGCAGGCGGAATTGGTTAACCACGGCAAACACGCGCAGCTGGTTAACGTAGTCTGGCGGGAATAACACATCCAGCCGGTTTGGGTTGGCGCTGTTGCGTTCAACCACCAGGTACTGCTTAAACAGCTCGAAATTCTCCACGATGCCCGCACGCTCCAGGCTGCGATACAGCGCGCACAGCTCACCTTTCACCACCGCAGGAGTGACAATCGCCTGACCGGGGCCGAAGCGCGTACCGTCATTCGCCAGCTTGTGGCGCGGGTATTTGCTGGTGATCACGCTCTTCATCTGACGCAGCACATACGCGCTGGTGTGCAGCGTTTCGCTGTCCAGATAGCTGTTATCCGCCACGCCGTAGCTGTTGGTCTGATAAGTGGTGATATCACGCTGAATACGCAGCACGCCGTTTTCGGCATAGGCGGTGGCAATGCCGTGGCTCAGCAGCGACTGCTGTTCGGTCAGGGTAAAGCGGCTGCCTGCTGGCGCCGGTAAGGCACCGTTCAGTTCACCGGTCTGGGTCGGACGTGCCGGATCGTTACGGATAAACACCGCATTACGCGCCGTGCGCAGCGCCACCAGCTCATCGGTGCTGGTCTGAATCGCCGTTTCATAGCCCGCCACGCTGATATGCTGCTTGTTCTGCGTGTCGCCAAACGCCACCAGATCCGACAGCGAGCCACGCTTCGCGGTGTAGACATGGCCGTACAGCTGACGCGCATAGCTCCAGCGGCCGGTTGCGTCGTTCATTTCCAGCGCCAGGGTTTCCAGCGAAGCGGAATCGCTGAACGGCAGTGCGATAAAATCAAACGCTTCATCGCCCATCGCCGCCACTGCCGCCGCCAGCTCCGGTGCGCCAGTACCGCCGGACATCGCGCCAATCGCCACAGCGATGCCGTCCGGCGTGCTTTCGCCACCGACGGTGCCGTAGTAGTTCAGCGCCAGCGGGATATCGTTGCCGGTTAAGCCTTTATGACGCGCCGTCAGGGTGATGACACCCGCTTCCGCCGCCGCGGTAACCGGCAGATCGACATTCGCGTTGATCGCCGCCGCCAGCGTGGTCGCTACCGCCGACGCACTGTCGCCCGTCGCCACAGCGCCCTGAACGCGCTCGACACCGATATACAGGCTCAGATTTCCCGACGCCTGCGCGGTGCCGGTGATGGTCAGGGTGCCGCTGGCGGTGGCGCCTGTGGGTTCATCCACCGCAATCACCCACACTTCACCAAACGGGTCGACGTTACGATAGCGACTGACCATACGCGCCAGCTGGCTGCCACGTCCGGCCACTTTGCCCGCCAGCGCTGCCGAAGGCATGATGGTGAGGGTGTTTTTGGCGATGGTGCTGTCGGCGCTGGCATAACCCATCAGCAGTGCGGGCGCACTGTCGGCGGTGGTGCTGGCCTTGCTGTTATCCATTTCGGCCCAGAACAGCGGGACACGAATATCCGAGGGAATTGCAGAGAAACTAATGGTCATTACTCGACACCTTCATTTTTGGCGTCAGCACTGACGGCGTGGGCCGCTGCGCTGACTGCTTCGACATCCCCGTCCGCAATGCGACGGAGCCAGTAGACACTGAGTTCGACGTTTCGCCCGGCAGCAGGCAAAAGGTCACCGCGGACCGGGTCGGGAACCGACCGTCCGGGTTTGGGTTGCAGATGCATAAATTTACTCGCTGAAAGTGATCTGGCTGTGGTGTTCAGTCAGGTTATCCGGGCCATTGCCCGGCGACAGAGTGTTGATATCAATGGCAATAGTGCGCAGATCGTCCAGTTGCGCCATTTCCGCCGCAATGCGGCTGTCATCGGCGCTGAGGGTGCGCTGGCGGCTGAAGGTAAACTGGTAAGCAATCCGTGCACTGTCTGCCTCCAGCAGCTGCCCGGCGCTGTACACCAGCACCTCGCCATTCTCCGTTTCCGGGTTAAAACCGAGCAGCGCCAGCCATAGCTCACTGCGCAGTGCATCGATCGTGTCCAGCGCTGCACCCGACGCCAGGCTCTCCGCCGTGCAGCTGGTCACGACGATCACAGAAAACCCTTCGCCCAGCGTTTGCCAGTAATCGGTTTGCGACTGCTGTTGTGCAGGCTGATCCGCAGCCGGGATGACATACGCCACAGGCAATGTCGCCGGGGCGAGATCGCTGAGCGGGGGAATAACGGCCGCGCCCTGCACCCGCTGACTCAACGAAGGGCAACGGGCGCGCAGCGCGGCGATAATCGGGGTTAGCTTCACATTTGATTCCTCCTCTGATGAGCAAATCTCGCGCACGAGATAGTTACTTCAGGCACTGTTCACGCACATAAGTCTGCAGGCCGCTCAGTTGCTTGCTGATGGTGGCGATGCGCTCGCGGAGGGTGAAATAATCCCGTTGAGCGGCGTCAGTAAGTCGGGCGCTGGCTGCATCATCCACGCCGGTGGCGCGGGAGGCGTCTGCCGCTGCGTGGCAGGTGGCGTTGAGGCGCAGCCGCTGATGGCCAGCAGCCACATCGCGCTGCAGCTGATCAATCGTCGTTTTGGCATCGGCCAGTTCTCCGCTGTATTTGCTGTCCAGTGCGGCAACGTCGCGCTGGCGGGTTTGCATTTCGTTAATCGCGTCCTGCGCCAGTTTGAGCGCATTTTCCGCCCGGTCGGCGCGCCGCTGCTCGTCATGCGCCTGGCCGTAATAGCAGACGCATAACAGCAGCAGCACACCGGTCAGCACGCTGCGCCAGTGATCTTTCAGCCAGCTAACGACAAGCCATCCAGACATAACGCTTGCTCCTTTTCGGCACGCGCGACCAGACCTGGCAACACGCGTCCGCCACCGTAGATCCAGCGCGGGAACTGCTGGCACGCCAGTTCAAGCTGTCCGCTGCGCAGTAAACGGAACAGCTGCGAACCGCGCAGATTGCCGCAGCCTGCGCGGAAAGTGACGGATGTCGCCGCGCTAAACGCGTTATCCGGCAAGCGGCGGCCACTGGCGTAGCGATTGACACAGTTTTCGGCATCCAGAATATTGTTCTGCCAGTCGGCGGCGATCTGTGCGTCAGTTTTTACGCTGCCCGCCACCACGCCGTGGGTATTGCCGATACCATCAGTGAGTACGCCTGCCGGACAGATATAAGGTGAGCGGCGGCAGGCTTCGGCATTGCCAATCAGCTCCAGCCCGCGCTGATTAGTGCGCACTTCACCATTCGCCAGCACGATGGCGATAATCGCCGATACCGCGCATATCGCCGCCGCCCCGGCTTTTTTTCGTAGTGCCATGTTTACTCATCCTCAGGCGGGTTAATCACGCAGCCGCGCTCTAATGCATTTTCATAGGCGCGGGTCTGGCGATGTTTAAAATAGAGATTGGTGATATAGGTAGCGATACCGATCACAATGCCACTCAGTAATGCGATCAAATTCCAGTCAAGGCCGTGCAGCCATTCGAACATGCCGCTGGCGCCGCTGCAGATCAGGCCGCCCGAGGTGCAGTAGGTAGCGGCCGATGCGATTTTGTCAGGCATAGAGTCAACCCTTCGTCACCACCGCGGAAACCGGGTGTGCTGCTTGTCGTCGTAAAAGGATAACGTCGCCCCACTGCTACGGAGATAACAGAAGGTATGTTGTGGTAATTAGCAGGGGGCGAAAACGAAAAAAGCCGCAATATGCGGCTTTAATATTCATGTACAGGCTGGCAGAAATACCGAACCTCAACCGTGGTGAATCACTGTGTGAAGTGACCACTTTTTCATATTACCAGGGTAACTGCGTAACGCACGAATCGCAGATAATAAAAAACCCCGCCGCAGTGGCAGGGTTTTATTTCAGGTGGTTAATGCTAATCACCACTGTTACCACATTAACCCGTTAACTGCGTAACGCACGAATCGCGGGTAATAAAAACACCACCGTAGTGGCCTAATGCTTGTCAGTTAAGCATTTTACTGTACTGTGCCCGCGCTGCCTGACTGTTTCTCCGGTCTGGCTGGTCCTCGCGCCGCGCTGCGCGAGGACCGCCCTTACGCAGCAGAGGTTGTGACCCCCGTCACGAACACCACAGCGAAAAAATACAGAACTGCTCCCTGCCTGACTCCTTCAACTGACCAGCATTACCACACTGGCAGGGTTTTATCTTCGGTGGTTGCGGTTAATTACCACTATGACCAGATTAACCCGCAAACTGCGTAACGCACGAATCGCGGGCAATAAAAAACCCCGCCACACTGGCAGGGTTTTTATTACGCGTGGTAGCTGTCAATCACCACTGTTACCATAATAGCCACTACGCTGCGTAACGCACGACTACTTCGCGTCTGCGCGTGCAAAGGCCGCCGCATTACGCCCTGCCAGAATGCCGAAGATAATGATATCCGCCACCGCATTACCACCGATACGGTTCGCGCCGTGGATACCCCCCACCACTTCCCCGGCCGCCCACGCGCCGTTGATCACCTGTTTCTGCGCATCGAGCACCGCCGTATCGGTATTAATGGTGACGCCACCCATGGTGTGATGCACGCCAGGGGCAACACGGATGGCATAGAACGGGGCCTGGTTCAGCGGATGACGCAGCGCCGTCTTACGACCAAAATCTTCATCATTCTGCTTTTCGACAAACAGGTTATAGCGCTCCAGCGTGGCGAGCAGCGCATGGTGATCCATATTCAGCTTCACCGCCAGCTCCTGCGGTGACGCCGCGCTGATCACAAAGCCTTTGGCGATATACTCATCCGCCGCTTTGTTGTTGAGCCGCACCTGCTCGTCAAAGATCACCCAGGCACTTTTCTCCGGCAGGGCAATAATCTCTGCCGACACTTTGTCGCGGGTTTCCATCTCGTTATAAAAACGCTTACCGGCCTGGCTGATCAGAATCGCCCCGCCGCCGCGAATCGCTTCGGAAATCAGGTAAGAAGTGGTCTGCTCCACGGTCGGGTGGATCTGGATCTCGCCCATATCCACCACATCCGCACCAATCTGCTGCAGCATAGCAATGCCGCTGCCGGTCGCACCTTTATGGTTGGTAGTAACAAAACCATCCAGTTCCGGACGGTACTTCACCACCATCTCGCGGTTGGCGCTGAAGCCGCCGGTGGCGACAATCACGCTTTTCGCATTCAGAATGCGGCTGTCATTGTACTCATCCACCACTTTCACGCCGCTGACCACGCCATTTTCGGTGAGAATTTCAGCCACCGAGGTTTCCAGCAGCACCTCGATGTCGCGCTGGTTAATATTCTTCACCAGCCCGCTGATCAGGAAGCCGCCGACCGCCGAACGATCCGCCGGACGGTGGGTACGGTCGATGCTCATGCCACCGGTGATGGTGATATCGTTCAGTTCAATACCGTGTCCGGCCAGCCATTCCACCGCTTCCGGCGCCAGTGCGACAAACTCACGCAGCAGAACCGGATTGTTTTTAAATTTACCGCCCTTCAGGGTTTCTTCGTAGAACAGCTCTTTGCTGTCGGCGATACCTTTCAGTTTCTGGAAACGCGTTTCTGCCGCGTTCATCCCCACCGAGGCTTTAATGGTATTACCACCAATCGTTGGCATTTTCTCAATAATGACGACGCGCGCGCCTTCATCGTGCGCCTGAATCGCCGCCGCCAGACCGGCGCCACCGCTGCCGACCACCACCACATCATAGTTTTGCGGCGCCAGCGGATTACCGCCCTCTTCCAGCACATGCTCTTTGCTGGACGTCGCCAGCGCGCGCGAAACGGCTTTTTTCAGCGCCTCACTTTGTGTGGTCGCGCCGGTAATGGCATCAACGTGCGGACTGTTCGCCACCAGAATGCGGCTACGCAGGCTGGCGAAGGTATCGCTGAAATCGACATCCAGCGTCTCGTCCGGCAGCAGGGTAATATCAGTAATACGGTCGGTATCCAGCGTAACGTTAATTTTCAGCTTCAGCGCTTCGGCTTCCACTTTCTCCTGGTAGACACCCGCTTTATATTTGCGGCCGCTGCTGCTCATATCGCGGATCATGGCGTCAACCAGTGAGAAGCGCCACAGTGGTTCCGGAATGTTCAGCGCTTCGCGGCGCGTGCTGTCAATAAACAGCTCCAGCTGTTCATTGTTGATAATACGGTCAGTCCAGTCCGGATAAGCAATACAGGCTTTGCCGACGGCCACCAGATCAAAGCCCTGCTCCAGCCCGGTTTCCGCATCACTTTTGTTGACCACGCCGCCCACGCCAATCACCGGGATTTTAGCCAGCGTTTCGGAGCACATAGCGCGATATTTGGTAATTAATGGTGTGGGATCGCTGATGTCGACAATTGAAGGACGCAGCAGCGCCCCCACTGAAAAGTGCACATAATCCAGCCCGCGTTCGGCCAGTTTTTCCAGCAGATACATCGTGTCGTCAAAGCGGATGCCCGGCTCTTCAATCTCTTCGGGCGAGAAGCGATAGCCGATAATAAATGAGGCATGGGCGAAGCGCTGCGCCATCTTATGGGTAATATCCAGCACCGCCAGCGGGAAACGGGCGCGGTTATCACGGCTGCCGCCCCACTGATCATCACGCTGGTTGGAGTTCGGCGAGTAGAACTGCTGGATCAGATAAGTATTGGCGCCATGGATCTCGACGCCGTCAAATCCGGCTTTGATCGCGCGGTTCACCGCATCACCAAATTTGGTGATCATTACCTCAACTTCTTCACCGGTCAGCGCCTGCGGCGTGGTGGCTCCCACACGCGGCGCAGCAATCGCGCTGGGCGCGACCGGCGTTCTGCCGCCAATCAGCTCCGGTTCCACCATTCTGCCGCCGTGATAAATTTGCAGAATTGCCGTGGAACCTTTCGACTTAATGGCGTCAGCAATTTTCTTCAGGCCCGGTATTTTGTTATCGCTGTCAATGGCAATCGCCCCCGGAAAGGCAGGTCCTTTGGGATCGATAAAGCAGCATTCAACAATTACAGTGCCAATACTGCCTGCGCGGTCACGATAATATTCCACTAAATCGCTGGGCACCGAGCCATCATAAAAACCGGTACAGGTGGTCATCGGCGCCATCAGCAAACGGTTTTTCAGCACCGCACCGTTCGGCAACGTGAGGGGATTCAGGAGCGGGGTGAGCGTGTTCATAGTGATCAACTCCGGGATGAAAGGTTAATACCGTCGGAACTGTTAATTGCTGTTGAGTTAAATAAACGGACAGCCGGCAGTGGCACAGCCATTATTCACACCCGCAATCCTTGCATTACACTCATGAATCAACGCAATATTTTATTTTTTTCGCTCCAGCAGGCTCCTGAAGTTTCAGTGAGGATGGCACGGAAATCAACCCTGTAAACTGTGCGCCTATAAGCGAAGCGCGGGGGAATAAATAATCGGCTAATTGCTGGAATTACAGGCATATCCGTTTACTATAGGTGTGATAAAGTATTTTAAAGTGAACAAATAATGCGCTTCAGCTTCCCCAGCGAAACAGAAAAATAGCGCACCATTTATGTCGGACGCCCGGCCGAAACACGCAAACGAATTCTCAATAACGTGCAGAAAATATTATGACAAACATATCAACGAAGAGTGACCCCGCTCCGGCTCCAGCCGCCCCTGCGGGAAGCAACAAGCGCCTGATATTGCTTTTACTGCCAGTCATTGTCGCGATTGTATTGTTGTTGACGCCAGTTCCTGACGGGCTGGAGCCGTACGCCTGGCACTTCTTCGCCATCTTTGTCGGCGTGATTATCGGGCTGATCTTTGAACCGCTGCCCGGCGCTGTCATCGGTCTGACCGGCGTGGTGGTTATCGCGTTGTTTAACCAGTGGCTGCTGTTCAGCCCGGCGGAACTCGCCAACCCGAAATTTAAACCCGCCAGTGAAGCCTTTAAGTGGGCGGTAAGTGGTTTTGGTAACTCTACGGTGTGGCTGATATTCGGCGCGTTCATGTTTGCGGCGGGCTACGATAAAACTCAGTTCGGTCGCCGACTGGCGCTGATCCTGGTGAAATACCTTGGCCGCCGCAGCCTGACGCTCGGTTATGCCATCACCTTCGCCGACTTGTTGCTGGCGCCCTTCACGCCCTCCAATACCGCACGCAGTGGCGGCACCATTTTCCCGATTATCGCCAACCTGCCACCGTTGTACGGCTCCAAACCGAACGATCCCAGCGCCCGGCGTATTGGTTCCTATCTGATGTGGGTCGCCATCACCGCCGCCTGTATCACCAGCTCCATGTTTTTATCGGCGCTGGCGCCGAACCTGCTGGCGCTGGCGCTGGTGAAAAGCATTGTCGGTTTTGAGATCTCCTGGGGCATGTGGTTCGTCGCCTTCCTGCCGCTCGGTGTGCTGCTGATCCTGACCATGCCGTTACTGGCGTTCTGGTTCTACCCGCCGGAAGTGAAAGTGAATGATGAAGTGCCGCGCTGGGCCAGCAGTGAGCTGGAAAAGCTCGGCAGGCTGTCGCGTCACGAGATCCTGCTGCTGGTGTTTGTCTGCTGTGCGCTGCTGATGTGGATTTTTGCCACCGCCTGGATTGAACCGGCGATGGCGGCGCTGCTGGTGGTGGTGCTGATGTTGTGGACCGGGGTACTGAACTGGAGCGACATCACCAGCAATAAACCCGCCTGGAACACCTTTGCCTGGTTCGCCACCCTGGTGGCGCTGGCGGATGGACTGGCGCGCGTCGGATTTATCAGCTGGCTGGGCAAAGAGGCCAGCCCGCTGCTTGACGGCATCCAGCCCAACGTTGCGGCGGTGATGCTGCTGGTGGCGTTCTTCCTGCTGCACTACCTGTTTGCCAGCACCACGGCGCATACCACCGCGCTGCTGCCTGCGGTGCTCACCGTCGCGGCCTCGATCCCTGGCATTAATATGCCGGTGTTCTGCCTGATGATGGTCACCTCGCTGGGGGTGATGGGCATTATCACCCCTTACGGCACCGGTCCCAGCCCGATTTACTACGGCAGCGGTTATCTGCCAACGAAAGACTACTGGCGTCTTGGCACTATTTTCGGTGCGATTTTCCTTGGCGCGATGATGTTAATTGCCTATCCGTGGATGGTGATGATGTTCTGAATCAGCGGCGGCAACGTGCTGTGTTGCCGCCTGTTTTAGCCGCTTTCAGGCTGGCGCCATTAACCCACTGCGGGCGAATCACACAGCGAAACTAGCGCCAGTGCGCAACTCGTTTTCTCTCTGCCCAGCTGTCCATTTCCAGTTCCGCGTCCATCATGGTGAGACAGCCTTCGACAAAGCCCTCCGCCAGCTGCAGCTTAATGCGGATCATGCCTTCAGAAACCTGCATTCTGCGCGCCAGCATGCGTTTCGAAATGCCTTTAATATAGTGATCTTCAATGAGCTGATGCTCGTCCGGGCGCTTCTGTTTCAGCTTGCCGACGCAGGAATCGACAATCATCGCATCGTCATCGGAACAGCTGAAGCTGACCGCACTTTCCGGCAGCAGCCCTTTAAAACCCGCCGCGATCGATGAATAACCCAGCTGCGGCCGGGAACGCGACCAGACGCCCCAGCGCTCTAAAACCAGTTGCATATCACGCATTGTTTTCTCCCCCCATTGTACTGCCCAATCGCTGCATACGGATTGCCCGTCAGCGATCGCCCTCATCGTACGCATCGCCTGCCTGTCAGAAGCGCAATGACGCCAGCGCCGGCAGTTCTGCTAATGTGGCTTCAGCAATGCCGCCGTCGCACAAATCCGCCCGATAGATCGTACTGCGCTGAATACAGGACGTGCTGCGCTCAGCCGCTTTTCCGCGCTGGCGTTCGTCATCGGTGGCATCCATCACCGCCAGCCACTGGCGCGCCGCGCGCCGCCACAGTTGTTTCTCTTCCAGCTGCTCCGCCAGCCGGCGTAAACGGCGGTATTCATCATTCTCCTGCTGCGCCACGCCGGCCGGGATCAGATACTGGTGACCGGAGGCGACTTTTACCCGGTCAATTAACTCCTTTTGATACAGTTCCGAAAGCACGCCGCGCATTAATCCCGCCGATATGCCCATCGCGTTAGCCGTGTCGGCCGCGCTGCTCAGCGGATTGGCGCGAATAAATTCGATCACCTGTTCATCAATCGTCATCGCTTAATGCCTCCTTTCCCTTTTCAATAGCCGACTCATTATGCTAAAGTGAGTTTATTAAACACTAAACATTTCGTCAAGCATTTGCTTGTTTAGTGATTACTAATCACAATAGGAGGATGAACATGGTCGAAAACAGGCGCATGCGCCTCAAAGAGTGGTTTGCGGACAGAACCCTGCCCAGCAAAGAGAAGAGTTACCTGTCGCAGCTGATGACGGGTAAGGCCTCTTTCGGCGAAAAGGCCGCCAGACGAATTGAAGAGAGCTACGGTATGCACAGTGGCTATCTTGATGAGCCAGCCGGCTTTGATGCCGACGGCAATTCAAACGTCACGCATCAGCGTCAGCACATGCCAAAAGGCCAGTTCCCGGTGATCAGCTGGGTTAGTGCGGGTGCATGGTCGGAGGCGATTGAACCTTATCACCGCAAGAATATCGATCGCTGGTATGAAACCACCGCAGACTGCTCAGAACAGGGCTTCTGGCTGGATGTGAAAGGCGATTCGATGACCTCGCCGGTGGGGCTGAGTATCCCGGAGGGGATGGCGATTCTGGTCGACCCGGAAGTAGAACCGATCAATGGCAAGCTGGTGGTGGCGAAACTCGAAAACGAGAACGAAGCCACTTTCAAAAAGCTGGTGATTGATGCCGGACGCAAGTTTCTCAAACCACTTAACCCGCAATATCCAATGCTGGAGATCAACGGTAACTGCCAGATTATTGGCGTAGTGGTTGACGCGAAGATTACCAATCTGCCCTGACCGTTAGCCTGGCTTTTTACAGACCCGCCCCGTGCGGGTTTTGTTGTTTTTGCCGTAAACTCCAGCACTAAACGCAGTGCCAGTAAAAACTAAACACTTTAGCATGTTTAGTTTTTAATAACACCCGGCTATCTTTTTTACTAAACTCTGCTTTATGTAAACCTCTTGCCAGATACACAGCGCTTTTCTGCTATTCTGATGACGTTAGCGGCGCTAATAAGTGCACGGCTATTTCCGCTTCCATAAACACTGAGGCTGTTTATCTCACTTCACGTAAAGGAACTATGTCCATGAAACCCGCCCTGCTCAGATTATTACCCCTGTTACTGCTTACCGGTTGCGTACCCACTCAAACGCCACCTAGCCCTTCTGAGCCACCGCAAACCATCGCCCCGGAAATCTGTGCGGCGGGCTGCCCGACAGGCGGCAGCGGGCCAACGCTGGTGCGTGACGCCTATGTGCTGAACAATAACAGCACCACAAAGTTTGCCAGCTGGGTCGCGTACAACATCACGAAGGACTCGCAGGCCAGTAACCGCCCACGCAACTGGAAGCAGGACCCGGACTTACCTGCTGACGCAACCCTGGCCCCAGCCGCCTATACCAATGCCAGCGCCACACTGAAGGTGGATCGCGGCCATCAGGCGCCGTTAGCCAGTCTCGGTAATGCAACTGACTGGCAGGCACTTAACTATCTGTCGAATATCACGCCGCAGAAAGCGGAGCTGAATCAGGGCGCCTGGGCCAGACTGGAAGATAAAGAGCGGGTACTGGCGAATCGTGCTGATATCGCTGCCGTGCACGTGGTCACCGGGCCGCTGTATGAGCGTCAGACAGAAACGCTGCCGAATGCGCCCGAGGTGCAAATCCCCAGCGGTTACTGGAAAGTCATTTTTACCGGCTCAAGTCCGGATAAGGGTGAATACGCCGCCTTTTTAATGGATCAGAACACGCTAAAAGGCGCGGATTTTTGTGATTATCAGGTGACGATAACCACCATTGAAGCAAAAACCACGCCGCAGTTAACGCTCTGGCCTGCTTTACCGGCCAGCGTGGCGCAGCAGATCAAATCGCAGAAAGGCACGCTGGCGAAAACGCTGGGTTGTCAGTAA